CGAGGGAAGAAGAACGCCCTATCTGACTATGTCAGTAGGATCTCTGGCAAGTCATTTGACGAATCAAATGTTCTGCGTTATGAAGCCTTGTATGGACAAGAATTCACCGAGTTCTTGGAATTTGTTAAATTCAAAAGTACAAGGGAACCACTGGATACTCCAGGTGCCAACCCCGTTCCTGGGGAGGTATTCTTGGATCCAACATGTTATTCGCTTAAATCGCTTGCAAAGCGATCTAATCGTATATTCAAAAGTAAAATACCTATTGCAGTATATAAGCATCTACTTAGAGTTGATGAAGTAAATGAGCGTTTTGCTTGTTCACCTGATCAAGTTGATGGTAGGTTGATGATTCTTTTAGAATCTGGAGGCAAGTATCGTGGCATATGCCCGTACTACTCACCGCTTGTACACTCATCAACTGTTTATAGAGCATGCAGGAATATCCTATATGGATTTATCCCTGACGTGTCACTAAACCAAGATATTGGGCACGAACGGTCGAGAGTCTTCTCTGAAGAACCCCGTCTAATCGTCTCGGCTGATGCCTCGGCATACACCGATTCATTGGATATCGATCTACATGAGATGATGACCAGAAGAATGGGTGAGGGAGGTTTCCTCCGTTATCTTGGTGCACTACGGTGCGCTGGTGACGGAAGTAAATTCCATACTCAGTTACCTCTCATGGGCCTTAAAGGCTGCTATGAGCTCGGGTGTGTAGCACTAGCTTTTTCACTTTGGAGACAAAGTAAGAAGGGAACTCTCACACTCAGCGGAATGGCACATGCCAATGATGACTTATGCTGCGCTGGTCTACCTTCGGGTGTGCTAGCTGCTTATGATTTTGTAGGTGCAAGCCTTAACATGAAGAAAACTGTTATTTCTTACACAGTTACCGTTTTTTGTGGTAAAATGTTTTGGAAAGGCTCGGATATCTCTCCGGTCAGGTTCAACATTACACAATTTGCGTTTGGTGGTCCTGGTTTTGAGATATGTAGTGCGGCACGCGATTTTGTTGATCGGGCTGTCCCTGTTTGGGGTCAATCTGCTCTTAATAAGGCCATTTGGCGTATTAAGTCAGCAGTTATAAGAGCAGTAGGCGTTAACAACGTATTCTTCTCTCTGCCAACCAAGATTGGTGGCTTCTATGCTACTGATCGCTTTCCAAGCAAATTGCTTGTTAATAGGTTGTCAAACAAGGCGATACTAAGGTATGCCCTATATAACTGCCCAC